AACAGATATTAGTGATGTTTTTAATGATGATGGATTGTATCAATCTAATAAATTTTTACTAAAACAAGTTGAAGATTTAAGAGCTGATGTTGAAGAGTTGCACGCTTTTATAAAAGATGCTTTTGGTAAAGACTCTTCATCTGCGGCATCACAAGGTGCTAAAGGAGATACTGGAGCTCAAGGTCCAAAAGGTGACACAGGAGCTCAAGGTCCAGCAGGTTCAAACGGTACAAATGGTAGTGATGGGGCTAAGGGCGATACTGGTGCACAAGGACCTCAAGGAATACAAGGTGCTACTGGACCTACAGGACCAGCTGGTGCTGATGGTAAAAACGGTAGTGACGCTTCTGTAAGTGGATTTAAAGGTCAAAGAACAGTTGGTAAAGAAACCTGGACTTTTGAAAATGGTTTATTAAAAACAGTAAAATAATATATTATGGCAAAAACATATACTTGGGAAATAAAAGCATTGGATGTTCATAAAGAAAAAGATTCTCTTAATGACGTTGTTTATCAAATACACTACAGATACAAATGTGTTAGTGATGATGATTTAGACGAAAATAACAATCCTTACATAGCCTCCGTACCAGGAAGTCTTGATATTGGAGAACCAGATTCTGAAAACTATATAGAGTTTGATGACTTAAAAGAGTCTGATGTTAAAGCTTGGCTTAATGAAGGCTTAAATGCTGAAGAGTTAAAAACCGCTCTTTCAAATGAAATAGATGAAATGGTTACACCAACTATAGAAAGAAAAAATACTCCTTGGTAATCGATTCTTATTTTTAGTATATTTGTATATAAATTAAATCTTAAATAAAATGGCAAAAAAAACAAAATCAGTGCCTGTACAGGCCTCAGTCGTTATTGACGAAAAAATCCTCAACCAAATAAAAGAGATTAGAAGAACCCAATCTAACTTACAGTTGGAAATTGGTTCTCTATCTGTTAAAAAACATTTAATACTACACCAACTCCATGAAATAGGGGATAATCTGCAAAACATAATGAAGGCTCTTGAGGAGCAGCATGGAAAAGGCACTTTGAACTTAGATACAGGAGAGATAAAATTAGATTCCGAGTAAATTGCAGATAAGAAAAATATCCATAGGAGCTGATTATAAAGGAAGTGCGATGCATTATATCTTAGGCCAGTCTGTGCTTAATGGTAAATATGAAATTCACCTCATTGAGTTTAGTTCTGAAAAAGAATCTTTTCTTATACATATCGAAAAAGATAATGAACTTTACTTATGGAAGGAATTTAATAAAAACATTCCTGTTTCCATAGAGTATAATATACATTTTTAAAATGCAATCTCCGTATTATTTTATAGTCAAACCACTTGGTTCTGAGTATAATAATGAGATTGAAATCGCTGGTCAGCAAGTGATTGTGAACTCGACTGTCGAGAATCACGAGCATGTCAATAGACACGCTGAGATTATTTATGTGCCACAAAGACATAAAGGAGAGATATCAAAAGGCGATTCAATTATTGTTCATCACAATATATTTAGAATATATTACGATATGAAGGGTAACCCAAAAAAATCACCTAACTATTTTAAGGACGGATTATATTTTATAGATGAGTTTCAGTTTTATCTATATAATAACGGAAAACAATGGAATGCCGTTGGAGACAATTGTTTTGTAAAGCCAATCACAAAAGAAGACACTTATTTATATGAAGATTCTTTAGAAGATAATACTGGTGTAATTGCTTATGATAATTACAATTTAAATAAATTAGGTGTTTTTAAAGGCGACAAAGTAAACTTCAGAAAAAATAGTGAATACAAATTTACTATAGGCGACGAAGTTTTGTATAGAATGAAAACTAATGATATATGCGCAATATTATGATAGATTCTAAGGAAATAAAAGAAAGAATTATAAAAGCTGGTCATGAGGCTGTAAGACAATTAATTAAAGTTGCTGAAGAGGAGATTATAAAGCCAGACCCAGAAGATGAGCTGGCTGCAGATAGATTAAAAAACGCTGCTGCAACAAAAAAACTTGCAATCTTTGACGCTTTTGAAATATTAAACAGGATTGAAAATGAAAAAAATATGCTTGAGAATCCTGAAGAAGAGAAAAAAAGTTTAACTGGAGGTTTTGCAGAAAGAAGGTCTAAATAGCTTATATACAACAACAACTACACATGTTGATAAAAAAGACCTAGAGAAACAAAACAAATCTAAGTCTTTTAAATATGGCTATGATGATAAAAGAAACATTGTTGTAATATCAAAAAACGGAACCGTTGGTGATATAATTCATGTAAACGGTATTTTTATAGGCTTACCTAAAGAGCCAAAAAACATATACTCTAGAAATAATTTAAAAAAGGAACAGTACTGGGAGGCAAAAGAGTATCCTAAAGCATTAAAACCACTTCAAACTATATTTCAATGGAATGAAATGAATAAAGAATATAAGGAAAAATGGGTTCCTTATATAGAAGAAGAGTTTGATAGAAGAGAAAATGGCTTTTGGTTTAAGAATAATGGGGTACCCACATATATTACAGGCACACATTACATGTATCTTCAATGGACAAAAATTGATGTAGGCAAGCCAGATTTCAGAGAATCAAATAGGTTATTTTTTATATATTGGGAAGCGTGTAAGGCTGACATCAGGTGTTACGGAATGTGTTATTTAAAAAACAGACGTTCTGGTTTTTCATTTATGTCTTCTGCAGAAATAGTTAATCAAGCAACAATAAGGTCTGACTCAAGATTTGGTATTCTGTCTAAGACGGGTGCAGATGCTAAAAAAATGTTTACAGACAAAGTTGTTCCTATATCTGTAAATTATCCCTTTTTCTTCAAACCCATACAGGATGGTATGGATAGACCTAAATCCGAACTTGCATATAGGGTTCCAGCATCAAAACTAACAAGGAAATCTATATCAAACACAAGCACTATAAGTGATTTACAGGGATTAGATACAACTATTGATTGGAAAAACACAGGAGATAATAGTTATGATGGGGAAAAATTAACCCTACTGGTGCATGATGAAAGCGGTAAGTGGGATAAGCCTGATAATATACTTAATAATTGGAGGGTAACAAAAACATGTTTGAGATTAGGTAGAAGGATTATAGGTAAATGTATGATGGGCTCTACCTCAAACGCACTCGACAAAGGAGGTGAAAACTTTAAAAAACTATATTACGACTCAGACCCTAATACAAGAAATTCAAATGGACAGACCAAAAGCGGTATGTACAATTTATTTATTCCTATGGAGTGGAATATGGAGGGGTTTATTGATAAGTATGGTTTTCCTGTATTCGAAACCCCTAACAAGCCTTTATTAAGTAATTATGGAGATTATATAACACAAGGAGCTATTGATTATTGGCAAAATGAAGTAGATAGTTTAAAGCAGGACCCAGATGCCTTGAATGAATTTTATAGACAATTCCCAAGAACAGAATCTCATGCATTTAGGGATGAGTCTAAAAATACATTATTCAATCTCACTAGAATATATGAACAAATAGATTATAACGACTCATTTGCTATAAAATCAACAGTCACAAGAGGTAATTTTCATTGGAAAGCAGGAGTGAGAGATAGTGAAGTTATTTTTTCACCTGAAAACAAAGGTAGATTCTTTTTATCTTGGATTCCCTCTAAAGATTTAATAAATAATGTTATAGAGAAAAACGGAAAAAAATATCCAGGCAACAAACATATAGGTTCATTTGGTGGTGACTCTTATGATATATCAGGTGTTGTAGGTGGTGGTGGTTCAAAAGGCTCTGTTCATGGAATGACTAAGTTTCATATGGAAGACGCTCCTACAAACATGTTTTTTTTAGAATATATTTCAAGACCTCAAACAGCTGAAATATTTTATGAAGACGTTCTTATGGCTTTGCATTTTTATGGCATGCCAATCCTTTTGGAAAACAACAAGCCAAGAATTTTGTATTATTTAAAAGAAAGAGGCTATAGGGCTTTCTCAATAAATAGACCAGATAAACATAGAAATATTTTGTCAAAATCAGAAAAAGAACTTGGCGGGATACCTTCATCAAGCGCTGTGATTTCTGTTCATGCAGAGAACATTGAAAGTTACATAGAATCACATGTTGGAGTTTTAAAAGATGAAGCAAGCGCTGACTTTGGAAGTTGTGGTAATATGTTTTTTAACAGAACTTTGTTGGATTGGGCTAACTACGATATCACTAATAGAACTAGGTTTGATGCAACGGTGAGCTCAGGCTTTGCTATAATGGCAAATCAATCAACTAAAAATAAAGGTGAAGAAAAACGTAATCAAATAAATCTTAACTTTGCGAAATACAGTAACAAAGGTTTTGTTAGTGAAATTATTAAATAAATATGATAAATAAGCCGAAATTCAGTTCAGGTGGCGGTTTCCCTAATCAATTTGCTCCAGACCAAGAAAAAGATTCATACGAGTATGGGTTGAGAGTTGGTCAAGCTATTGAGTCAGAATGGTTTTCCAGAGATTATGGTGGAAGCAGATATGGAGAACTACGCTCTGAATACCTAAAAAGAAGACTTTACGCAAGAGGAGAGCAACCAGTAGAAAAGTATAAAAATGAATTAGCTATAAATGGTGACTTGTCTTATCTTAATTTAGATTGGACTCCTGTACCTATCATACCTAAGTTTGTTGATGTTGTTGTAAACGGCATATCAAATAGGTTGCTTGATGTAAAAGTAGAAGCTATAGACTCAATTTCCTCTATGGAAAGAGAAACTTTTAAGCAAGATGTTATAGCTGACATGGTTGCTAGACCAATACTTAAAGAAATCAAGGATACAACTGGTGTTGATGCTTTCAATTATCCAGAAGAACAACTACCAGAAAATTCTGAGGAGTTGGATTTATATATGCAACTAAAATACAAACAAGGTGTTGAGGTTGCAGAAGAAGCTGCTATAAAATCTGTATTTGAACTCAACAACTATGATGAAATAAAAAGAAGAATTGATGAGGATAATGTTGTTTTAGGTATATCGGCTGTAAAGCATTGTTTTGATGTACACAACGGAGTCAGAGTGGAGTATGTAGACCCAGTTAATTTTGTCTACTCTCCTACAGATGACCCTAACTTCAATAATTGTTATTATTATGGTGAAGTAAAATCAGTACATGTTACTGAAATAAAAAAAATTAATCCTGGACTTACACAAGAAGAAATTGAAGAAATATCTAAAATGGCAAGTAGGTTTAACGGATACAGAAGTACTCAAAACCTAACAACACAAAGCGGCTTAGACAAGTCAAATGTTTCTTTGCTTTATTTTTGTTACAAAACAGACAAAGAAGTTACTTACAAAATAAAAGACAACGATAACGGTGGTCAAAAAGCAATAAAAAAAGACTCTCAGTTTAACCCATCAGAAGAACAACAAGAAAGATTTAAAAAAGTTTCTAGAAGAATCGATGTTTGGTATGAGGGAGTTTTAGTTTTAGGTACAAATACTCTGCTTAAGTGGAATGTAATGAACAATATGGTTAGACCTAAGTCTGCATTTCAAAGAACAATTCCCCCATACATCGTGTCAGCTATAAAGCTATCAAAAGGAAATATTGATTCTCTAGTTAAAAGAATGATACCTTTTGCCGACCAAATACAATTAACGCATTTAAAACTACAACAAGTAGTTGCTAAAATGATACCAGACGGGGTTTTTATAGATGCCGATGGTTTAAATAGTGTTGATTTAGGAAATGGAGCTTCTTATAACCCATCGGAAGCGCTATCAATGTACTTTCAGACAGGTAGTGTTATAGGTAGAAGTTATACTGAGGATGGAGATTTTAATAATGCAAGAGTTCCAATACAAGAACTTACAAGTAGTGGCTCAAATGCTAAAATAGCAAGTCTTATTAATATGTATAATTACCAATTAAACATGATAAGAGCCGTTACTGGTATAAATGAAGCAAGAGATGGAAGTAGTCCAGACTCAAGAGCTTTAGTTGGTATTCAAAAAATGGCTGCTTTAAACAGTAATACAGCCACAAGACATGTTGTTTTATCTGGAATACAAATTACAAAAAGACTTGCAGAAGCTATGTCTTATAGAATATCAGACATACTTCAATATTCTGATTTTTCTGATGATTTTGCGAAAATGATTGGTAAGAATAATTTTGAAATTATTGCAGATATTCAGATGCTACATTTACACGATTTTGGTATTTATATAGAAATAGAGCCAGATGAAGAAGAAAAGCAACAACTTGAACAAAACATACAGCAATCTATTTCAGCTGGATTAATGGGTCTTGAAGATGCTATTGATATTAGAACTATTAAGGACTTGACATTAGCAAACTCTCTTTTGAAACTAAGAAAAATCAAAAAAGAAACTGCAGATTTAGATAAGCAACAAA